GCTTGCGAGCGCAGCGCCTTCGCGCGCCTCGGAGAGCGAAATCCCAGCGTTGAGCGACAGCCGCGCCAGCTCGTCGTAGCAGTTCTGGAGCCAGTCGCCAGGCGGTACGTGCTTGGGAAAGAGGTTCATGCCGCCTCCTGCGCTGAAATGAGGTTTTCGACTTGCTGGATGCGATGGCCGATCCAGGACATCACATCGGCGCATAGCGCGACGAACTCGGCATCGCTCAGTTCGCGGAGAGCAAGGTTTGCTTCGGCGCACAGCCAGCGCAGGTTGCTGATTGCATCCGTGCCTCCCCGCGCCTTAGCGACGATATGGTCTAGGTGCGCATTGTCGCGAGTGAGCCGTCTACCCGTCATGGCGCAAAGGCCCCGCTGCGCTTTCCAGAGCCGCGCAAGGTCGGCGGTGGTCGCCCTGCCCTTACCCCGCAACTTCATGGCTCGGCCCCAAAAGAAGCGTCTGGCGTAATACTCGCGCATCTTGGCGGTCCGCTTATCGCGGTTAGCCGCGTGGTAGGCATTAGCGTAGGCGCGCGCCTTGTCGGGATCAGCTTCGCGGATGCGCGCCATGCTTTCGCGTTTGATGCGCCGATATTTCTCCGGGTTTAGCTTTGTCCATTCGCGCTGATATGCCCGCTCACATGCGCGGCACTTCCCGATGCGGTGCCCGCGTTTGTGGACGCGGTATTCGGAGGCAGGAAGCATCAGCCCGCATCCTTTGCAGACATGCTGCATATTTCCTCCACTCTCTGAATCCTCTCGCCCAACCAACGCATACAGGGCACCGCCATCGAGTTGCCGAGAGCCTTGTAACGCGGCCCATCCGGGCACTGATCCGCGGACTTCTTGCGCCACGGGATCAGCGTGTAATCGTCGGGAAAGCCTTGCAGGCGCTCGCACTCGCGCGGGGTCAATCGCCTAACCGCAGAAGCAGCGACGTAGGATCGGCTCGATCCACCGCTGGCCGCGCGCAAAGCGCCGACCTGATCGCCCTCAATCTCTGGCATCGCGCCGCCTTCACGACCGCGCAGCGCAAAAGCCGTAGCCTGCACCTTGTTCCGCGCTTCCAGCGTGTAGGCCACGCCTTCCTGAAAGCCCTTGCCCTGCGGCCCGTTCTCAAGGTTCTCACTGACGGCGCGCTCTTGGATCGCATAGGCAACCGCAGGCATCACCCCGCCATTCTGATGGCTGTCTGCAAACCCGCCAGCCCGAAGCGTCGGGCTACAATCCGCCATCGCATCCGCACCATAGTCCTTGGCGCTGAAAGCAACGCATGGATAGCCCTGTCCGGGCTTTCCGCCGCCCTTGTTCAAAGCCTGAAAGGTATCACTCCCCCAAACTGCGCCTTGCTGATTTTCATTCAGCGCAACCGGGATAAGGCTATCGCAAGTATCGACATCCGTTCCATAAGGTCTTGTTCCGCCAGTCGCGTTGCCACCAGCGCGCAGCGTTGGGGCCACATCGACAACATCGAAGACGGCTCCTGTTGTAGGAATCAGCGTCTCGGTTTCGGCGTCCCTGCGGCCCATCGCCCCGGCGTTGAGGCACATCGCCACCGCAGGAAGGAACGAACCATCCACCCCCCCCCCGGATATGCTGATCTTCAAGGCCCAGCTTAGTGCCGAATGCAGCGTTCAGGGTTGGGGCGATGTCGGCGGGCCAAGCCTGTTCAATCAACCCTCCATCGCAGTCGAAATCGGTTCCAAGGCCGCCGCCCGCAGAGCTTCGGCTAGGGATGGTGGGAGCGCTTTTCCCCTTTTCGCGGCGCGGCGCAGGATGCCCTGACAGGCTGTGGCGCTCAAAAAGAACCGCTGCGGCACGCTGCCAACTTCCAAGATGTCCGACAACGAACACGCGGCGGCGGCGCTGGGGAACTCCAAAAAACTGTGCGTCCAGGACTCGGTAGGCGAACCCATACCCGAGTTCGACCATGCCCCCGAGGATGGCACCAAAGTCCCGTCCTCCATTCGACGACAGGACGCCGGGGACGTTCTCCCAGACCAGCCAGCGGGGCCGTGTGCGATCAGCAAGGCGGAGAAATTCGAGCGCCAGGTTGCCACGGTCATCAGCCAGTCCGCCTCTGAGGCCGGCGATACTGAACGACTGGCAGGGGGTTCCTCCGACAAGAAGGTCAATTGGTCCGACATGGTGGCTTTCGATCTGAGTGAAGTCGCCGAACAGCGGCGTCAGGTTAGACTGCGCGCTGTGGCGATGGTCCCAATCGCAAGGGACGACGCCCTGCCGATGCTCCAGAACGGCGCGGGGGAACGGCTCAATTTCCGACACCCCGGCACAAGTCCAGCCAAGCGGCTTCCATGCTACCGAGGCGGCCTCAATCCCGCTGCATACCGAGAGAAAGCGCATCATCCCTCCCCCAGATCAAACGCGATCGGCCGACGCTCACACTCCGCCCACAGCGCACGCCGCGCGCGCTCAGCATCGCGCAGGCGGATAGCTTCAGCCTGGTTGTCGACCACGCGCGGAGCGGCGGTGCCGATGAACTGGCGATGCCCGCGCATCGGCTGCGCGGCGACGTGGTTGCGCGCGATCCCGGCGCCCATGAAGGCCATATGGCCCACGCGCGGCTCCGCGGTGCGGGAGAAGTGGCAGGCGAACACGGGGATCATAGCCACCCCCACTGGAAAGCAGCCAGCGTAACCGGGCAGGCGATGATGATGGCGAGTGAGAGCGCCTTGATGGGGTCGACGTTCATCGCGCCTGCTCCCCGAGTTCACGACGAACCTTGCGCATGGTCGCGACCGTCTCGCCCTTGGTGAGGCCGATGGCGCGGCCCGCTTCCATCATCGACAAGCCGTCAGCCAGCTTTTCGGCGTAGCGCTCGGTGCGATCATCGCGGATGTAATATGCGGAGCGCTTCACGCCGCGATCCCCGGCACGGCCATCCGCATTTCGATATCGGTGTCATCCCACGGGCCGAGCGTCGGGCGCGGCGGGAAGCCGTTCTCGACCAGCCACGCGAAGCGCGCCTGCGAAGGTGTGAACCGAAACCTGGATGTATCGAGAAGCCGCGCCTCTGCGCCGCGCACGGCGTAGTAGTCGGGGTAACTGAAGCCATCGCCATCGTAGTTGACCGCTTCCATCAGCGACCAACCGTTGACCGGCTCGATGAACGCGACCGGGGTAAGTCCGGCGCGAATGCGGGAGGGGTGTACCGTCTCGATCATGGAGACGGATATGTACCTCAATGAGGTACGGGTCAAGTTTAAAATGTACCTTTTGCAGGTACGAAAACTATCTCATCAAAATTTCAGCCATCAAGGGAGTTCAATCCAATCCACTGAATCGCCGTTCACCGTGCAATATCCCTTTCCGCGCAATGGCACTCCGAACAAGTTGGCAGCGTCATACTCAATCAGATACTCGTTCCCATACATGCGCTCGAACGAAACGCGCTCGTAGGTAGAAGGAGCCTTCAGGCTTTCGGAAATTTTTGCGTCGCATTTCTGAACGTCGAATATGGACAGATATTTCCCGAAGATGATGACCAGAGCGATCATAGCCACTGGAACAAGTATCGCAGCCACAGCAAAAGCATTGCTTGTAGCGGCCCTTGAAGCGTTATCATTATCGCTTTTGTTCATAACGCCTCCAGGCAATTAATGAAATCGCCTCGCCTGCCTGGGTGTGACCGCGCGAATCGGCGTCGCCCATTCAAGATCGCAGTCTTCCATATCCGCAGCATTGTAGGAGCGGAGGGTGAAAGTCCCGGCTCGCGAGCCTTTAAGGACTTGCTTGAGATAGGTTTCGCCAGTCACCAAGCGACACGCGCAAATTGCGCCGATGTCCGCTGGGTCAACCCCATCGTGCTGGCGGCTGATGTACACGATGTCTCCGGGGTCGAATTTCGGAAGCATAGACTCCCCGCACACTTCCAGCCCCACAAGGTCGCCAGATGTGTCGGGAGGTCTGCGGACCATATCCTCGATACCCATGTCCTCAAAGGCAACAGTTCCGCCAGCTCCAACCTTACCAACAATCGGCACTTCATCCCCCAGCAAATCCGCCGGGGTACAATCCAAGATTGCGGCCAGTCTTTCAAGCCACCTATCGGTCAAGGGAATTTCGCTGCGCTCCAGTTTCGTGACCGTTGAGCGGCCGGAATGGAGCGCCTCGGCCAATGCGACCTGGCTAAGCCCGTCCTTCTTGCGAAAATAAGAGATGCGATTTGCCATGCGCGAGGCATGTCCCTGTTGCGGGGACAAGCCAAGAACGCCTGTAGGGTACACGATGGGTTGCGTAACGTACCTTGGTGAGGTACACCCTACACCATGACCGAAACTCCCCTTAGAACCTTCCTTGTTGAAAGCAGGAAGACCGCAGAGCAATTCGCCGCTGAGCATGGCTTCAGTCCTTGGAGTGTGCGTCATTGGGCACGCGGCGACAAAGAGCCGTCCCTGCACTCGCAAGTGGAAATCGAGCGCGCGACTGCCGGGGTAGTGGCTCCCGCGTCTTGGCTGGCTTGGAAGCTGAGCAAGGCTTCGTCCACTTCTGAACCGGCGGGTGCCGAATGACCGTCATCATCGACACCGAGAGCGAACCCGGCGCCTGGGCCAAGGCCCTGCGTAACCCGCCCTACGTCCAGATCGCGGACGACACCTTCACCAACGGCTTCGTTGCGCGCCCTGAGATGGCTGAAGTCCGGCACCCGGTTGCTGTTGTTCGCTCCTTTCATGCTGGGGACAATACGGATGGCTGACAACCACGTCTGCCCGCCCTCGCAGCGCCTCACGGACACTGACGCCCGCCATCTGCTTGCGGATGGCTTGATCCGCGCTTGCCACGTCTCCGGCCCGGCAAAGGTCGCGCTGGCGGCAGGGTGCGACGAGAAGACCATCCGCCGCTCGCGCGACGAGGAATCGACCCTGCGTCTCGACTACGTGCTCAACGTGCTCGACGCCGATCCGCACGCGCTCGACGCGCTGCTCGCAGCCAAGGGCTTCATGCTGGTCCCGATGATGCAGGTGAACGCCGCCGACATCATCCCGGCGGCCGGCGCGGCGATCCACCGGATCGGCCAGAACCGGGCGGAGCATACCCCCGGAGGTTTCAGTGAAACCGACATCGAACTCATCGGCACCGAAGCGGAAAACGACGCGCTGCTCGCTGCCTGTCTGGAGCGTCGGTCCCAGATCAGCGCCGCCAAACTCCGCCGGAGCAGCAAGGCGGCCTGATCCTCATAGGGAGAATGCACAATGGCGATTGACCCCTACCTGATCGCAACCGCGATCCTGACCCCCGCCACCGCTGTCTGCGCGCTTGGCTGGCTCGGTGCCGCGAACGTGGCCCGCGCGACCAGCGAAACGCTCGACAGCATCCAGCGCAACGCCCAGATCCTCTCCAGCGAATACCTCGCCTGCAAGTCCAAGCTCGTGAAGTTGGAGCAGCTGGAGGAACAGCGCCACGCTCACCTCAAGGCCATCTCGCGCAAGGGCAACGCCGCCTCGAACGAAGCGCGCCGCGCCAAGCGCAAGGGCGCGACCGACAAGACGATGGCTGAGCTGGTGAAGACCAGCTTCCGCTCCCACGCCCAGGTCGTCGCTCCGGTGAAGGCCAAGCGCACGCGCGCGAAGAAGGCGGAAACGGTTTGAATCCGGCGCCGCGGGTGGCGGCGAAAGAAGCGGGGATGGCGTGTCAACAGCGTCGGTTGGCCGATCGGAACCGGGTCATCCTCTCCCGACCCGGGCGGCTTAATCCCCGCTCCACCCGAATTTCTCAAGCGTGAAGGACGAATGACATGGCTAAGGAAGAACAGGATTCGGGCGAGTACCAGCGCCCCGACGCCGCGAAGGCGTTCGACATCTACGACAAGCAGATTGCCCCGAAGCTCACGCATCTCTCGACGCTGAAGGGCGACCTCTCGCAGCCCTATGACGACATCAAGCAGCACGCGAACTTCCCCCGCAAGGTGTTGAACTTCATCATCGGCCTCGAAAACGAGGAAGACGATGCGAAGCGCGACCACCTCCTGCTCGCGCTCGCCGAGGGCCTGCGGCACCGCAAGCTGTTCATCCCGCGCGACCTGGTGACGATGGCTGAAGGCGTCGACGAAGACGACATCGTGCCTGCCAGCGAGCGCGAGGACGATGACCTTCTGATCGACGAAGACGATGATGATGATGACGACTTCGAAGCCAGCGAAGTCGAACTCGCGGCGCAGGCCGGGCGCGGCGGCAAGAAGGTGGCTGCCGAACTGGCCCACTGATTTCCAGACGTGACCGGAGGGCGGCTTACGGGCCGCCCCGAGGATCACATCTGGGGTAGGGAATGTCATATCTAGCACTGGACCTGTCGAAGTCGTCGACCGGCTGGGCGCTGTGGAACGGAGTCAGCAGGCTACCGATCTACGGCCACTGGCGGCTTGGATCCGAATACGCGACGGATGGACAAGTCTTCGCCAAGCTGCACCGCAACCTCTCCGACCTCTACAAGGTCGAGAAGTTCGAGCGCCTGTATTTCGAGGAACCGATCAACCCGGCGCACCTCACCGGCAACACCTCGATCGCGACGATCTGGCTGCTCTCCGGCCTCGCTTCGCACGCGCAGAGCTTCGCGGCGATCAAGCGCCTGCGCATGGTGAAGCCGGTCAATGTCGAGCGGTGGAGGAAATCGTTTATAGGCGACATGGTGGTTCGCGAGGTGAAGGCGGGAATCCGCCGCCGCCGCCAATCCGGCGACAGCAAGGCCAGTTCAACTGACCAGTTGAAGCGCCTCACCATCGACCGTTGCCGCCAGCTTGGCCTCAACCCGCGTAAGAACGACGAGGCCGATGCCCTGGGCATCCTCACCTATTCGATCCTGCTCGACGGCGTGACGCCCCCTTGGCTCGCCGACGAAACCCTCCGCACACCTCTGGAGATTGCCAGATGAATACCACTTGCAAGACGTGCCAGTTCTACTCGGAGAACTGGAACAAGCCGGACCTCGGGCAATGCCGCCGCCGCGCTCCGACCTATGACGAGTTCGCCGAACATGCGCGCACCGTATGGCCGGTCGTGAAGTCGAACAATTGGTGCGGCGAGCATCAGGAGCGCGCGGCATGAAGCTGACCGCCTCAGAAGCAATCCTGCGCGAGACGATCCGCGCAACCGGGCTGAGCCGACAGCAATTGCGCGCCCGTGACCGCCGCCGGAATGTGGCGATCGCCAGGCAGGCGATGATGTTCGCATTGCAGCAGCGAACCACCCTTTCCACCCCGCAGATTGCCGAGTTCGTGGGGCTTGGCGACCACAGCACCGTTGTCCACGGCATCAAGAAGATGCGCCACCTGATCGAGATAGATCAGGTCATCCATGCGTTCGTGGAGCGGTTGCTCCGCGCATCGACCGATCTGGACGATGGCGAGGTGGCAGGCGCGATCTTTTCCGTTGAGGAAAAGACCAGGCAGAAGCCGCCACCGCCCCGCCTCATCCCGAAGGCGACCAAGGCCGCCCTGACCATCGTGGCCAAGCCGAAGCCTCCCGAGCCGGTTTACGAGCGCGTGAGGGTCGACGGGGACCGCTTCATGCAGCTCGACGAGCGCGGCGAATGCGACGTTCAGCGCCTTGCCCGCAAGAACATGATCGCCGGCTCACAGCGCCTTGCGGATGCCATCAACAAGGTGAGGCCCGCGGCATGAGCATCCGTGGATCACGCTCGCCCGACATCTCGGCAATCGAGGATCGCGTCATCTCCCAGAGCGAGCGTGCGGCCAAGTTGCGCGCAGAGGCCGCTCAGGAGGCGCTGGAGCGCGAAGACCGGCTCCGGAGGGCATCTGAGCTTGGAGGGACGGTGAATGCGTCTGACAGGGCGCTCCTGCCGCGCAGCCATGGCGGGAACTTCGCCGCCGAAGCCGAGCGCGTAGAGCGGCGGCGGGGACGGCTTGGCGATGTCGAGAACTTGCGCACTGATCGGGAGCCCTGCGGCTTCTGCGGCACGCGCGCGGACCGGCACGCCGAGTTCGGGTGCAAGCGGTGGAGGCCGGGCTGGTGAGGAAGAAAATCGGAAAGACCGTCCGCTTCGAAATCTTCAAGCGAGACAAGTTCACCTGCCAGTATTGCGGCGCGCATCCGCCTGCCGTCATCTTGGAGGTCGACCATATTGTGCCCGTCGCAGAAGGCGGGGGGAACGAGGATGAAAACCTCGTAACCTCGTGCTTCAACTGCAATCGCGGGAAGGCGGCTCGACTACTGACCGCTGTTCCAAAGTCTCTCGCGGATAAGGCTGCTGAGGTCGCAGAGCGCGAGGAACAGCTCCGCGGCTACACTGAAATCATGGCCGCCAAGCGCGATCGAGTGGAGGCAGAGGTGTGGTCCGCCTTCAAGTACTGGCGAGGCCAGACGAAGACGACGCACAACAAGTTCAACAGCATGAGGCGCTTCATCTTCCACCTCGGAATCTACGAGGTTCTGGACGCTATCGACATAGCGATGGCCTCTGAAATCTCCGACTCCGAGAGGGAGTGGCGATACTTCTGCGGGGTCTGTTGGAACAAGATCAAGAAGGATGAGTGGTGAGCATCAAGCTACTCTCAGCCGTGTGGGATCTTGAAATGGATTCTACCAAAAAGATGGTGCTCATGTGCCTCTGCAATCACGCCAACGATGAGGGTGTGTGCTGGCCCTCTGTTGCCACCATCAGGAAGAAGTGCGGGAATAGCGAGAGGACGGTTCAATCCGCTCTGAAGTGGCTTTCCGACAACGGGTATTTCAAGTTTTACGATGTCCCTGGGAAGGGCCGTACCTATCGACTCAACCCCCGCAGAATCTGCACCCCCGCAGAATCTGCACCGGTGCAAAAAACGACAGATACCCCCGCAGAATCTGCACCCCACCCCCGCAGAATCTGCACCCTAATCCCCAATGAACCATCAGTAACCTTAGATGTATCTAACGATACATCAGCGCGTGCGAAGCGCGAGACGCCCAAGCGCGATCCTGTCGGTGCCTTTGTCCGCCCCGAGTGGGCCGATGAGGTCGTCTGGTCTGACTTCCTGAAGAACCGCAAGGCCAAGCGCCTGACGAACACCGAGACGGCGTACCGAGCCTTCCTCCGCGACATCGAGAAGTTCGTCGACGACGACTGGCCTCCAGGTCGCCTGCTGGAATCCATCGTCTCCCGAGGATGGGGGGCCGCTTACGACCCGCGACCGAAATTCCAAGGATCAGGATATGGAAACCGAAACTCTCAAACCGATGGGCGCTTTGCTTCCGGGCATCGTGGACCAGTCGATCGCCGTGACGGCTTCCTCCGGTCCCTTGACGAAAAAATCGGAGGTTCTGGACCTGGACAGCCTGACGGGCCGGATTGACGACGCGACGCTCGGCTTGCTGGCCGAGATTGCCGACGCGCCGCTCCCGGCCCCGGAGCGCGCGGATGAGGATCACCTCGCGAAGTGCCTGCGCTCGATGGCGATCCTGCCGTACCGGGCGGACGACGAGATTGGCGGGAAACTGCGGCACCGGCTCTACGCCGCGAAGATGCAGGGCTACTCGAACGGCGCGCTGAGCTTCCTCGTCTCGCAGGTGCTTGAGCGCTGCCAGTGGTTCCCGACGATTGCCGAGTGCCTTGCGATCCTTCGCACTTGGCCGAACCGTGACGTGGCGGATGCAAGGCGGCGCAAGGCGGATCATCTGATCGGCTGGGAATGGCAGAAGCGGATGGACGAGGCGATGGAAGCGCTCGCCGCCCGCACCATGCCGCAGGGCGAGATTGACCGTTTGCCCGCCAAGTGGAAGCGGATTGCCGCCGACAAGGGCTACCTCTGGGCATGGCCGGATGGCCGGTTCACTCCCCGCGTCGACGTGCTCTCGCTGCCCGAGGATGAACGCGAGGCCGAGCGCGAACGGAACAAGGCGATGTTCGCCGAGTGGGAAGCGATCGAAGCGCAGCGCGAGGTGCCGCGTGACTGACCTCCGCCGGACCTCCCTCACCAGCTTCGCCGGCTCGATGCGCGACCCCGACCCACGGCGCCAGCGCGCGGCGGAGCAGCAACTCTACTACCAGCACGGGATCGTGGTGATCTTCCCGAATGACGTGGAGCGCCTGGACGCGATGTGGATCGAAGCAATCGGCAAGCGGCTCTACGGCCGCAGGAAGGGCACGAAGTGATGGCTAAGGGATCGCTGACCAACTGGCGCGCGGCGCGCAAGGTGCGCGAATGGCAGAAGGCAGAACAGGAGCGCGTTGCTAAGCTGATTGCTGATGCAAGGGCTGCTCGAAAGCAGGAGAAGCTGCAAAAGCAGGCGGAGTTGGAGGTGGCAGAAGGGGTCTTCGTCCACCTCTCTGATGCCGTTGTTGAACCGACGCCGGAATGGCTCGCAAAGGGCGAGAGCAAGCAGTTCTCAATTTCCGAGCCAGGGCAGACTGCGCGTTCTGTGAAGGCCACAAGGCGGGTGTTTACCACTCCGGTCGTCCGCCTGCATCGCAGCGGTGGAATGACCGAAGACCAGACCCGCGCATGTCTCTGGTATCGCGAGATGTACGAGATTTCGGGGATGGGTGGCAGGTATTCGAGCGGTCGCCTCGGGCCTGAAATGTCGCTCGGATCATCGTCTGCCGCCAAGTTTGGCGGCGCTGGCGGCCATATCCCGATGACCGAACACGAAGCCTATGCTCGTCAGATGTTTAGGATGGCGAGGTCGCGTATTTCGCCCGCTCAACTCCCCATCTTTGACGAGTTCGTGATCGACGAAATGCCGGTTATCAAATTGAAAACATTGCATAAATGCAGGGCTTCGAAAATCCGCGAGCTTGTCTGCGAAGCGGCTCAGGCTGTTGCTGGACTATGCGACGAAATGGACTTCGATCTTCGCGGTATTGGTCGCGAAATCGAACGGCCTTGACGGGAACTGATAAAGTGGCGATTATGCACCCATCGAGAATTGCCCCACCGGGAAGTTTCTTCCCTAGTTTTGCTAGGGCAACGATCATCAATCAGACACCCACAGATGCCCCCGCAGCCTAAGAGCCTGAGCGCGCGGCTGCGCCAGCTAGAGGTTGCGAAGGCTCGCGCCAACGCGCTGCCGCGCGGTGCGAAGCTGTCGTTCGAGCCGATGCGCGAACTGCTCGGCCTGGCCACGCGGGCGGCGCTGCGTGATTGGTGCGACAGCATCGAGGGGTTCGAGGCGAGCAAGGTTTTCGTCCGGGGAGGCAACGGGATTGAGTGGGAGTTCGATCCCCGCAAGACCGTTGCCTTCTTGCTCAAGCACTTCAGCCGGCAGGTTGAGGCCCAGGCCACGCGCAGCCGCAAGATCGCGAAGGCGGTTGGCGTCAACCTGCCCGCTGCCGAGACGGCTCCGAGCCTTCAGGAAACGAAGCAACTGGTCGAGCTGACCCTGACCGTCACGGCGGCTCAGGAGAAGATGGGCGTCTATGCCGTCGCCGCCGAGGTGGCGGACTTCATCGCCGGGTACAACGAAGAACTGGTGAGCGGGATCCTTGGGGTGAAAACCAAGGTCGACCCGAACGGAAACCTTCCGCCGGTCGTGCGCAAGGCAATCGACGAGGAACTGCGCAGCCTCGCGACTGCGCTGCACGCTCTGGCGGCCAACTACATCGAGGTCAAACGTGCGGGTGCTGAGCAGGGAGCAACTGGCTGAGCAGGCGAACCTGCTTGCGGCCAATGCCTTCTGCCAACGCACCGCCAACATCGCAGCCGGATTGCTCGACCGGCTGTTGCCCCGCGAGAGCCTGACGACCCTCGAATACTCAGAAACCCGCCGGATCATCCGCAAGCCGGATGGCACGCAGACGCACTGGTCGGCGCGGCTCAGCCCGTTCGCCCCGGCGATCATGGCCGCGCTCGACGATCCCGAGGTGTTCGAGGTCATCGTGCCCAAGCCGGCGCGTACCGGCGGCACGGTGATTGCCGAGAACCACGCGCTGAAGCGGCTCGACATCGACCGCAACGGCGATGTGATGTGGTATCTGGCCGGCCCTACGGAGGTGAACTCCTACGCCGACCGCGTGCTGCGTCCGCTGTTCGAAGACCACAAGGCACTGGCCGAGCGCCTGCCCAAGGCCGGGACCAAGGGCAACACGGCCAAGATCAAGCGGGTCGGCTCGCAGACGCTCGAACTGATGGTGATGTCGGGGTCGACCACGACCAACCGCCAGGCCGCGTTCATCGTCTTCGACGAGCCGGACAGCTACACGAAAGCCTACCGCTCGAACTTCATCGAGCAGGGCCGCCAGCGCCAGCGTATGCTGGGGAACGACCGCAAGATCTACGCTTGCGCGCACCCTGACATCGGCTGGAGCGGCGGCATCGCGACGGCGTGGGTGCTGTCGAGCCAGGGCATTTTCGTGATGCAATGCCCGGATTGCGGCGGCCATGGGTCGCCCTACCCGACGAAGTATTGGCCGGAGGTTCCTCGCTTTCGCCTGCACTACGACAAAAGCCCCGAGGGCACGCCGATCGACCGGCGGCTGGCTCGGGCGGAGGCTTCGGCTGGCCTTGCCTGCCCCCATTGCGGGAGCGTTCTGGACGAGGCGCAGCGGGTCCAGATGGTTTCGGAAGGCGCCTTCATGCACAAGGGCCACACCCTCGACATCAAGGCCGGCATCATCGGCGATCCTGAGAAGAACCGGACATGGGGCTTCTGGGTCCACGTCATCATGTCCCCGCAAGTTGGCATGGGTGAGCTGGCCCGCGAACTGGAGGGCGCGCTGGAGCACAAGGAGCGCACCGGCAAGAGCGACAAGCTCAAGCAGGTGATGGTCCGCACCTTCGGCGAGGCATTCGAAGGGGCCGGCGATGCGGCTGGGCTTGATGCCCGCGCGCTGAAGGAGCGCACGAAAGAACTGGCTGGGCCGCAGGATGACCGGGTGGTCTACGGCTACCGGATGGGCGAGGTTCCGCCCTGGGTGAAGTATCTGACGCTCGCGATCGACGTGGGCGGGAGCAAGTTCGACATCCTCGTGAGGGGTTGGGACACCGACCGCCGATCATGGGTGATCGACCGGCGGACGGTTCGGCAGCGCCTCCATTCCGATGGGGTGCTGCGCGACATCGCTCCGTCGAAGGTGCAGGCCGACTGGCAGGTGTTGGAACACGAGATTGAACGGAAATACCCGCTTCGGGATGATCCGTCTCGCGCCCTTCCGGTCGCCTGCACTGTGATCGACGCCTCGGATGGCAATGTGACCTGGATGGCTTACGAGTTTGCCCGGCGGATGGACAAGAAACGCTGGGGAACGTGGCGCAAGGTGCGCTGCATCAAAGGGTCTACCAGCGCGAAGGCAGAGCCGCTACCGGCCACGCCGACCAAGATTTCGAAGGACCACGAGGGACGAACTGTCGAGCCGGTGGTGACGCTTCATGTGCTGGGCGTCCACAAGCTGAAGGAGCAGGCGGTCGAGGATCTGGCGATCGAGGATCATGCGCCTGGCGCGGTCTACTTCCCCTCGAACATGCCGGACAAGGCATACGAGGAACTGTTCAACGAGGTGCTGGTCGACGGCTCTTGGGTCCGCAACGGGCCAAACGAGACGTTGGACCTTCTGGGCTACACCGAAGCGGCGCGTTTGCTGCTTCAACCTGACCGGGATGACATCCGCTGGGACGATCCCGATAAGCGCCCGGTCTGGGCGCGCTTCGTCTCTCTCCAACCGAAAGGAGGAGATCCAGAAGATTCTGGGGGCGAGGCGCATAAGGCACATGGGAAGCAGGCTGCAAAGCGCAGTTTGCTTGATCGCTTTGAGGGGTTGAACCGGAAGTAAGGAGCGAAGAATGGCTTTCCAATTTTCCACGACCGCGCGCAACGCCGCGCTCGACGCTATCGAAACCGCCATCGGCGCGAGTGCGGTGTTGAAAATCCGCAGCGGATCGGCCCCGGCTGGTTGCGGCACGGCAGACAGTGGCACGGTGCTGGCCACGCTCAACCTGCCCTCTGACTGGCTCGCGGCGGCATCGGGCGGCAGCAAGTCGAAGTCGGGCACCTGGGAAGACACCAGCGCCGACGCGGCGGGGACGGCGGGGCACTTCCGCATCTACGCCACTGACGGGACGACCTGCCACATGCAGGGCACGATTACCGCGACGGGCGGTGGCGGCGACATGACACTCGACAACACCTCGATTGCGTCGGGCCAGCAGGTTACGATTACCAGTTTCACGATCAGCGCTGGCGGGGCTTAAAGTGACCATTTCCACCCGCGACCAGCTTATTGGGGCGATGGGTAACAATTCATCGCGCCTGGTGATCGACAAGGCCAGCATCTCATCGCCGATTGCGAACAGTTTTACATCGCTGTGGCGCGCTACTGGGCAGCCCGGACAGGGTGCGATCCCCGGCGCGGCGGCTGTATGCGACAATACGATGACCGGGGCCATGCAGTTTACTCAGCAGACTTCGCCCGCGACCAGTTACCT